GAAGTGGAGCCGGAACATGCGCCAGCAGAGGAGAGAAATTGCAATGCTGGCTGAGGCCCGTGCGCCGCTCGTCGCCCTAGAGCAGCCCGCCCCTTCCCTTCGTGCCGTCGAGGACGACGAAGACGAGGCGGACGACGAAGCCTCAAACGCCTGAGACCGGTGATCCGGACCCATCCGGAGCCACCAACTCCCTTTCTGTGAGGGGTCTCGCAGAGACGGCCCAGTACTCATGACCCTTTGGCTCATTGAAAAAGAAGCTGGGCTCCAGCTCGACGCCTTGCTGACTGCGGGTTTTCGCCCGACAGCCCTTCAAGAGGCAGAGCTGGAAGCTCGGACCCAGGCGCTGGCCACCGGGGGTCCGTCCCGCTTTCTGGCGACTTCGGGCGGGACCTCCAAGGTCTCCGTCGAAGGCGTTCTCACGAAGCGGCCCTCGTTCCTCGCGATGCTCTTTGGGCTCCGAGGAGGTGCCTCGTACGAGGAGATCTCGGCAGCGCTCCGTGAGGCCGACCGGGACCCTGAGACTTCGGCAATCGAACTCTACCTGGACTCCCCGGGTGGCGAGGTCTCCGGCCTTTTCGAGTGCCTTGAGGTCATCCAGGCCACCAAGAAGCCAATCACGGTTCTAGCTTCGCAGGCCTGCTCAGCGGCCTACGCCCTGGCATCGGTAGCCGGACCCATCACGGCAGCCAGCCCAGCCGCACTCTTCGGGTCCATCGGTGTCATGGGCACGTTCCGATCCTCAGGTTCGGACATCGTCCTTCGTTCGACCGAAGCGCCGAAGAAGAACCCGGACCCCAGCACCGACGAGGGCAAGGCTGAGATTCAGGCCTACCTCGACGACATGCATCAGCTCTTCGTCGAGGCCATCGGAGCCGGACGAGGAGTGAGCGCAGCCCATGTCTCAGCTCAGTACGGCCAAGGCGCCGCGCTCCTCGCAGCCGAGGCAAAGGCCAAGGGCCTCATCGACGCCATCAACAAGCCGACGCTCCGGGCAGTCGGCGGCTCGCACATCACTACCGCGGTTTCGGCCGCAGCAACCCAGGAACACAACAGTATGGACCTCAAGACATTGAAGGCGCAGCACCCCGAAATCTTCGAGGCTGTGCTGGCAGTGGGCGTGACCCAGGAACGTGAGCGCGTGCAAGCGCACCTCACGATGGGCGCTCAATGCGGCGACATGAAGATCGCCATCGACGCGATCAACCAAGGAACTGTTTTCGGCCACGCGCCCACCCAGGCGCTCTACATGGCGAAGGCAATGAACAACAGGGACCTCACGGCTCACGTCGAGGACTCCACGGTCGTGGCTCAGGTCACGGCTCAAGCCGAATCTCCCACCGCCCGAGACCTAGGCGATCAGCTTGCTGACTCCTTGCTCGGCCCCTCGGAGGCCAAGTAATCCATGTCCAACATCACCATCACTCCCGTCGATCTTGGCTCCGTCATCTACGGCGATTCACTCCACGAGGACGACACCCTCACCTTCTCGGGCGCTGACTCCTACGTGGAAGGCACCCTGCTTGCTCGCCGGAAGACATCCGCCGACTCGTACGCTGGTGTCATTGTCGGCACGGGCGCCAAGACCATCGCTTTGACGGCCCTGTCCGGGAAGTCGATGAAAGTCGGTGCCTACGTCCTGACCGTCGGCAACGTCACCGCAGGCGTCGGCCCGGCCACCATGGTGGACCCGGACGGCATCTCGGCATCTGTGACGCTGGCGACATCTGGCGCCCACAACATCCCGAGCCTCGGAGTCACCTTCGCCATCACGGCAGGCGGCACCGAACTCGACGACAACGCTACGGTGACCTTCACGGTGGCCGCTGGCGGCAAGCTCGTTGCCTTCGACCCCGCGGGCGAGAACGGCGTCAACGTACCCACCTCAGTGCTGACCTACCCGGTCACGGCTTCGGGTTCTGGCGACGTTCCGATCCGCGCCCTCGTCTCGGGCAAGGTCCGCAAGCAGCGCCTGATCATCGACGCCGATGGCGACGGCGACAACATCACCGCAGCCCACATCGAGGCCCTCCGTGAGGTCGGCATCTACGCTCTGTCGGTGAAGGACCTTTCGGTTCTCGACAACCAGTAACACTCCGGGGCGGCCTTCCTCCTTAGGTGACTCTCTCGGGAGGGCCGCCCCCTTCAATCACATAGCGCTCTCCTTGTGAGCGCAGGCCAAAACTACCGAAGGCCACGCCACCCCTGGGCACCTCGTTGTGCGGACCGGGGATGGGGACGTGCGTCTTCATTTCGGAGAAATCCAACAATGTCTGACACGTCCACCAAGCGCATGCTTAACGCTTACCTGGAGCAAAGCGCCCAGAAGCCAGGCTTCTTCACCCAGTTCTTCCAGAGCCCGGAGCGGAACTTCTTCACCCAGGAGACGGTGGAGATCGACATCCGTCGATCCGGCAATCAGATCGCGCCGGTCTTGACGACTCTCGGCGCAGACCTGCACCGTACCGAGAACCGCAAGTTCGTGAACAAGGAGTTCAAGCCGGCAGTCTACGGCGAGGAGTTCGGACTCGGTGTCAAAGACGCGATGAAGCGTCAGCTCGGCCAGGACCCCTTCCAGGACCTCGGCTACCTACGCGCCCTTCAAACGGCATTCACGGCCGAGATGACGGAGCGCGAGACCATGATTCGCGGTGGCATCGAGCTTCAAGCGAGCCAAGTCCTCAGGACCGGCACGCTCTCTCTTCCCGGCGTCACGGGCGCGACCGCGTTCACGCTGGATTACCAGCCGAAAAGCACGCATTTTCCCGGCGCAGAGACCGACTGGGACGAGTCCAACGTCACGACTCGCGTGAAGGACGTGCGCTCGCTCTGCAACGTCATCTGGGAGGACGGAAACTACCGTCCGAAGTACCTGGTGTTCGGCGAGAAGGCCCTGATCTCCTGGCTGGCAGACACCGAGGTGAAGGAACAGATCCGTAAGGACGGCACGGGCGTGGGTGAGCAGGTGCCCCCGCAGCTCCGTGAAGGCGGCGTCTTCCACGGTCGCGTCTCCGTCGGCCAGTTTCAGCTGGAGATGTGGAGCGCACCCGGTATCTACAGCGCAATCTCCAACGGCGCATCCACCAAGTACCTTGGTGATTGGGAGGTCATGGTCGTCTCTGAGGGAGCCCGTCTCGACTTGGTGTTCGGCGACATCCCGATCCTCGCCGCTGATCCCCGTGTTTCCGCGCTCTCCTTGGGCCGGGTCAGCTCCTCGGGTGGTCGCATTGACTTGATCACCAACGCTTGGGTCACCCCCAACGGTCGCAACATCTTCGGCTCCGTCGAAGCTCGCCCGCTCTGCATCCCAACGGCCATCGACACATTCGGCACGCTGAACGCCAAGGTCTCGTGAGCATGAGCCGCAAGCGCAAGCAGCCCCAGCCGGAGTCACCGGACACCGACATCGAGGGCCTATTGGCCCCTGATGCTCCCTCCGACGACTCCGAGCCCGAGCAGCCGAAGGCTCCTGAGTCCGCAAAGGCCGAGGCCCCAAAGCCCGAGACCTTCGTCGTCGCCAAGGGCCGGTCGGTCACCACGCGGGCACGGGGCATCGTCTCCTCTGGCCAGGCGGTCACGGCCCAGGACTTCGCCGGGGGCGAGGCCCGTCTCCAGGAGCTGGCTACGGCTGGCTACCTGACGGGCTCCTGAGTGGCTTCTCTCCTGGAGCAGGCCAAGGCCCTATCCCGCAGTGTCCTCAATGACACGAGCGGCTTCGGTGTCCCTGTGACGGTCACGTCCCCGGACGGGATCTCCGCAGTGGTCCACGGCCTCTCCACGGACATCGGGCTCAGCATCGATCCCGATACTGGCCTGACGGTCTCTGGCCGCAAGGCTTCGGTTTCAGTGTCCATCGAGGACCTGACCGATGCCGGGCTCGAAGTCCCAGAGGCTGTTCCTGACGAATCCGAGAAGCCCTGGCTTGTTCGGATTGCCAACGCTCAAGGGTCGCAGCTCATGAAGGTCGTGGACACGGTGCCTGACCTGACGTTGGGCGTCGTCATCCTCCACCTAGGAAAGTACCGGACGGATCTCCCCTAGTCTCATGGCAGCTCGCATTCAGACCCTCATCGACAAGAGGGACAATCGAGAGCTGATTCGGGACCAGATCGCGGCAATCCTGAAGGTCGAGTCCGACGAGCAGCAGAAGCTAGCTCGCTCCCAAGACAAGGACGCACGCCTCTGGGCGCTTCGGGTCTTCACCGAGCGTGCCGATCCCTGGGCGGCCTTCGCAGACACAGAGCAGAAGAGAGTCCCGATCATCAGCGTACGAGCGGATACCTCAACGTTCGACAAGTCGGGCTCGGATCCAGTCCGACATCAGAAGGTCGAAACGACCTATCAGATCGTTTGCTTCGGCTTCGGAGTCGCCGAAGACACCGACGCAGGGCACACAGCGGCCGACAAGATGGCCATCGTCGAAGCGGAACGAGCCGTCCGCTTCGTCCGAAACATCCTGATGGCAGGGCCCTACACCTACCTCGGGTTTCCGCAGGGAAAGTACCTTCCCTCGGGTCAGGAGCAGGTCGTCTGGGGACGTTGGGTCTCCGGGATCGTCAGCTCCGAGCCCGACTCACCCAGCCGCCCCGTCGAGCGCGTCGCCGGCATCAGGCTCGACCTAGAGGTCACGCACTCTGAGTTCTCGCCTCAGTACGTCCCCACGACGCTCGACATTCTAGCGCTCACCCTGACGCGCACACCCGAAGGCGAGTGGCTCTCCGCTGAGTACGCCGCTCCCTAACCACAACTAGCTCACGTCTCGGACCCCGCTGCCCTCGTTGGCTCTCGGGGCGGCCGAGCTTTGTCCGCATTCCGGAGATTCCCCATGGTTCTCGACGCATCCCTAGAAGCCCGCCAGATCGGCGTAGAAGCCACCTACAAGGACGCCCGCACTGGTGCGTTTCGACGCCTCCCCCAGCGGGTCTACCTAATTGCCTCGGGAGAAAACGGCGCCAGCTTCACGACGACCAAGTTCGTGGCGCAGTCCGCTGGGCACGTGGGCCAGATCGCTGGCTACCACAGCCAGGCCTACCAGATGGCCCGTCAGCTGTTGCCGAAGAACGGGGACGGCCTCGGCACGGTGCCTCTCACGGTCTGCCTTCTGGAGGACGCTGATGGTGCTGCCGCTGCCGCAGGCGACATCACTCCCTCAGGCACCGCAACCCGTGCGGCCCAGTACAGGGTCAACGTTTCCGAGGTCCTCTCCTCGGCCTTCGTGGTTCCGGCTGGTGCCGTCAACGTCACCAACGTTTGCCGCTCGATGCACGACGCAGTGAATGGCACCCTCGGGATGCCCGTCGTCGCAACGTACACCTACACGACGGTCACGGCTTCGTGGACCCGTGCTGCTGGTACGCCTTCGAACGGCACCATCGGCACCTTCGTCACGACCGGCCAGCCCAAGCCAGGCGTTTGGACCCTGGAATGCACGGCCGAAGCTAGCAACGCTGGCACGTTCAAGCTCGTCGATCCCGACGGCATCGAAGTAGCCGACGACATCACGACGGGCGCTCAGACCGTGGCCGGCCTCGGCTTCACCTTGAGCGATGGTTCAGAAGACTTCAACACCGGAGACGTTGCTCAGATCACAGTCCCTACCACCAAGGTCAACCTGACCGCTGGTTGGAAGGGCACCACGGGCAACGACCTGACGGTTCGCATTGACGGCCCCGAGCTGAGTGCCGGCGTCGAGTTTGCCTATACCCAGTTCACCGGCGGCTTGGTGGACCCGGATCCCTCGCCTGCTTTGGAGCAGATCGGCCAGACCTGGCAGACGATGCTGCTCAACGGCTTGAACATCGAGAACACCACGGCGCTCGACGCCTACCAAGAGTGGGGCGAAGGACGCTGGGCCTCGACCGTGAAGAAGCCCGCTCTGGTCTTCACCGGAGCAGCCGTCACGACCCCGTCCTCGGCCATCGTCATCCCCGACGCTCGCAGGGCGGACAGAATCAACGTTCAGCTCGTGGCTCCAGGGAGCCGAAACCTCCCTTGCGTCATCGCTGCCCGCCAGCTCGCCAGGATCGCTCGCCTCGCATCGAACGTTCCGTCCCACGACTACTGCCTCCAGTCGGCCGATGGGATCGTACCCGGCGCGGATTCTCTTCAGTGGGATCTTCTAGGCCGCGACACCGCCCTCAAGGGCGGCTCGTCCACCGTCGAGGTCATCGATTCGGTCATCAAGATCTCGAACGTCGTCACGATGTACCACCCGACGGGCGAAGAGCCCCCGGCCTACCGATACGTCGTCGATGTCGTGAAGCTCCAGAACGTCGTCTGGAACGTGGACCTCATCTTCAGCCAGCCTGGCTGGGCTGGTGCTTCGCTGGTCCCTGACGAGCAGCCGATCACCGAGGCCACGGCCAAGAAGCCCAAGATGGCTGTCAGCGAAATGGCCGCCTTGCTCGATAACCTCGGGCTCGCCGCGATCATCTCGGACCCTGCCACGAGCAAGGCCGGGATCACGGCGACTATCGATTCTCAGAACCCGAAGCGCCTCAACGTGAGGGCTCCAATCAAGCTCTCGGGCAACACGAACATCGTGGATGCAGTCGTCGAGTGGAGCTTCTTCTTCGGCAGCGCACCGCTCGTCGCGTAACGCCTTTGGGTGGGGTCCTCGGGTGCTCTAACTCCGTGTGCTGGGGACCCCGCCCACTCTAACTCTCTGAGGACCTAGGTCCTCACAACTCAATCCCAACGAAGACCCTGCCTCCCTCGATGGAGCGCGGGGCAGCCGCGTTTTGTGCGGCGAGGAGCCGACATGGCCGGTGGATCAATCCAGGAAGTTACCCTCAAGAACCGGCGCTTTGCCGTGGCGGCTGATGCCGAGGTGAACCGTAAGCTCGGCGGTTTCGAGAATGAGGTTCAGGCAAACGGCGACGGCTCTGTCCGAATCGTGAAGACCCGGGTTCCGTTCAAGCTCGATGGCCTCCAGCTGAGCATCGACGACAACGCCGGGGACCAGGAGTTCCTTCAGGAGCTGGCGGACGGAAACGATTCGTTCCCCATCACCATCACCCTCGTGTCGGGCAACGCCTACCAGGGCACCGCCACCATCACGGGCGAGATCCAGACCTCGACGATGAACCAGACGTGCACCGTCACCCTCGAAGGGTCGGCGAAGCTCACGATCCAGTAACGGGCCCTAGCCCAAAGCACACGGAGTAGTCATGGCTGACGTAGCCCCCGAAGTCGCGGAAGACGAGTTCTCCCGCATGTGTGAGGCCCTAGACTTGGACCTCGACGACCTGGACAAGGAAGACGACGAGCGCTTCCAGCTCCTGAGGAAGACGGTCCTCAAGGCCATCGTTCAGGGTCGAATCACCGTCGATCAGGACGGACTGGCAACGGTCCACCTGAAGTACCCGGTCGGTGATGTCGATTCGCTTCGGTTCAAGATCCCGACCGGCGAAACGCTGATCGCGCTCGGGGACCAGAAGGCAAAGAACCAGACGACGCAGAGCTGGAAGGTCCTCGGAGACCTCACCGAAAAGCCATCGACGCTCTTCGGCAAGATGCGCCAGTCGCCTGACCTCAAGACCTGCCAGGCCTTGGGTGCTCTTTTTTTGGGGTAATCCCGGTCGCCACAAGGCTGGTCCTTCGCGACGGGAGCGAAGGAAAACTGCCACGATTCAGAGATCCCGAGACCGGCGAGACCGAAAACGGACACACGCTTCGAACGGTCTACCGGACGATGTTGCTCAACATCACTCGTCACTACGGCAGCCTTCCTGATCCCAGGACGCTGACGATGGCTGAGATCCGATTCTATTACGACGGCCTCAGGCCCGAGTTCAAACAATTAGCCAAGAAGTAGCTCAGAGGGGAACTGGGCCACGTCTCTCCATGCCGAGGCCAGCCGTCAACGTAACCGACGAGCAGCCTCGGCATTTCGTGTTTTTGAGGACCTAAGGAAATCGCCGGGCGTTTCGCGATCAGTACCGTCTTCACGGCAACTGACCACCTCAGCTCGGCCATAGCTCGAATGCAGAGGAAGGCCCTCGGGTTCACCGCGGGCTTCTCGAAAAACCTCTCCGTCATGGAGGGCCACGTCGGCAAGGTGGCGACCTCCATCACGGGAGTCGCCACCAAGCTCGGGACCCTAGGCCTCGCTGCTGGAGCTGGCCTTCTCTACCTCGGCAAGACCGGTGCGGACTTCGAGCACACGCTGGCGTCACTCGCTGCCGTAGCGAAGCCGACTCAAGAAGAGCTGGCACAGATCTCCAAGACTGCTCTCCAGGTTGGAGCGGACTTCGGCTTCTCCTCCATCGAAGTCGCCAAGGGGATGGAGGCGATGAGCAAGCAGGGTCTTTCGACCCAGCAGGTCATCGCAGGTATCGGCGGCGTTGCAGCTGCCGCAGCCGCAGACGGCTCAACGCTGGAAGAAACCATGGGCGGCCTCCTCGCCACCATGGCGGGAATGGGCGCTGGAGCGGACCAGCTTCAGCATATCGCGGATGTCATGGCCAAGGCCGGCGACCAAACGGCCGCTGGCATCGGGTCCCTCACGCAGTCGATGGCGATCTTCGGCCCGACGGCGAAGGCGATGAACATCCCCATCGAAGCTGCCGTTGGGCAGCTGGCCTTGCTTCAAGACGCAGGCCTCGACGCCTCGACCTCGGGCACGTCGCTGGCCGCTGTCTACAGCAAGCTCTCAGCTCCGTTCGGTCGCACGGGCAAGGCTCTGAAGAAGCTCGGCCTAGACGTGAAGGACAGCTTCGGAAACATGAAGCCGCCCGATCAGCTCATGAACGAGATCTTCGCCGCAACCGGGAAGATCGAAGGCAACGTCGGCAAGGCCGCAGCCATCACGGAACTAGTCGGACTTGAGAGCCAAAAAGCCCTCTTGAACATCACGGCCGCAGTCGGCTCCGGCAAGTTCTCGAAGCTCATGGGGGACCTGAACTCCAACGTGGACGGCTACGCCACCACGGTTGCGAAGCTCAAGCAGGACTCGACGGTCGGCGACATCAACAAGATGACGGCGGCATTCCAAGCATTGCAAATCCAGATCTTCGGCCTGGTCTCCAAGGACCTCCGTCCTCTCATCCAGGGCTTCTCGGAATGGGTCACCGCCAACCAAGGCGTCATCTCCTCCGGAATCCTCGGCTTCATCGAGGGCTTCAAGGCCGCGCTTCCGACCATCGTCCTCTGGCTTGAGAGGATTGGGAAGGTCCTCGCTGTCTTCTACACGTTCGCAGCGGCCATCAAGATCGCGTCCACCGCGATGGCCGTCTTCAACGCCATCATGGCCGTGAATCCGTTCGTCCTCCTGACGTACGCCATCGTTGGGGCCATTGCCCTGATCTGGGCGTTTTGGCCTGAGATCTCGAAGTTCTTCACGGACCTCTGGGACGGGGTCGTCTCCCTGGCGAAGTCGGTGGCTACGGCCATCGGGTCCTTCTTCCTCGGCATCTTCAACACCGTGAAGCCCTACATCATGGGCTTCGTCGAGTTCGTTGTCGGGCTCGTTGCCATCATCTCGACGCCGTATCGCCTCATGTTCCAGGCCCTGGCTGCCCTAGCCATGTGGGCCTTCGGGTACGTGAAGCAGATCTGGGCCCCTATCTCGGAGTTCTTTGCCGGACTCTGGGCGGGCATCGTCTCCGTGGCCTCGGGTGTATGGGGCCAGATCACTCAGATTGCGGGTGCCGTCTATCAGACGCTCGTCGCGATCTGGAATCCCATCTCGGCCTTCTTCCAGGGCCTCTGGGACGGCATCGCTTCCGGCTTCCAAGCGGCCCTCGGCTGGGTCCTAGAGAAGGTCCAGTGGCTCATCGAGAAGGGCGGAGCCTTGGTGGACCTCGTTCGAGGAACCGGGCGCGAAGCCATGGGCCAAGGTGGGGACAACGGCGCCTTTGCAGAGGGCGTCGTCTCTCCCGCTGAGACCCTCGCCAAGTCCTTCTCCGAGCAGCGGTCCTCAGCCGAGGTGAACATCAACGGCCCACCGGGCACCACGATGACCAAGAAGGGCGACGCCCCAGGCATCAAGCTCGACATCCGACCCTCGGGAGCCTGGTGATGGCCCTCCAACAAGCACTCGGTCAGCCGGCACCTGGCTGGCAAGGCCGCGTGAAAGAGGCCGCGTACTCATCGCCGACCGGTGTCCGGGTCCCATTCCTGTTTGAGGACGTTTCCCGTGAGACAACGCTCAGGACCGCAGAGTTCCAGTTCAGCGGACTCGACGAAAGTTACATCCAGCAGAACGGCTTTGGGGCGAGGAAGTACCCCCTTCGCTGCATCTTCTCGGGATCCAGCCACGACAAGGACGCAACCCAGTTCGAATACGCCCTTCTGACCAAGGGCATCGGTGAGCTGGAGCATCCGTTCTACGGGACCTTTGCGGTAGTCCCGGTTGGCTCGTTCACTCGGCGGGACGACCTCGTCTCAGGTGCGAACCAGACCATCATCGAGGTCACGTTCTCCACGACCTTGGCGAGCGTCTACCCGGCTGGCCAGGGATACCCCGTCTCGGAAATCGAGGCCTCGCTAGGCAGCTTCACTGACGCAGCGAACGAGACCTTCGCAGCCACGGCGGAGCTGGACACAATCTCGAAGCAGGCGGACTTCAAGGCAACGGTTCGTGGGGTCCTCAAAGACATCCGAGGGGCCTTCGCCACAGTCGGCGGCATCACGGCCACGGCGAGGCGAGCCTTCGAGGACCAGGTACGGCTCGTCAACGAGGGCCTGGATACCCTCGTTGGCTCCCCTCTCGTCCTCGCTCAGCAAATATCGAACCTAGTCCTCGCCCCTGCCCGTGCGCTTGAGGGCCTGGTCGGAAGGATCGACGGCTACGGCCGGATGCTCCAAGGCATCGTCGGGAACCATTCTTCGACCCAGGGGGACAGCGCCACGCTGCCAGACGCCATCGCGTCGAAGAGGAACGAGTTCCGTCTCTCGGACCTCGTAGCAACCACGGCTGTAGCCGGCTCCGTGCACTCGACGACGGACACCAAGTTCACGACGAGGCCCCAGGCCCTCAGAGCTGCCGAGGGCGTCATGTCTCAGCTCGCTCAAGCCATCGTTTGGCGTGACGAACGGCTAGCAGCCCTAGAGCAGATTGACACCGGAGAGGCCTACCAGACGCTTCAAGAGGCCGTCTCTCAAGCAGCTGGGTTCCTGGTTGTGTCCAGCTTCAGCCTCGTTCCCGAGCGGCGAATCGTCATCGACAGGGACCGCACGATCTTGGACCTCTGTGCCGAGATCTACGGCACCACGAGCAACGAGCGCCTCGATTTTCTCATCACCTCGAATGACCTCAGTGGCTCCGAAATCCTCGAACTCAAGCGAGGAACCGCGGTCCTCTACTACAGCTAGTGCTGCCTCCCGAAGAGCACGAACTCAGCCTTGAGATCGATGGCACCAACTTCCGCTTCTGGGGCGAGTACGAGCTGAACCTGGGCATCGACTCCCAGTCTTGCGTCTCGTTCACGGCGCCCTTCGACCCCGAGAACGCAGAACACAGACAGCTCTTCCGGCCGTTCACATACCAGAGCTGCCGAATCCTCCTGGCAGGCAAGCCCCTCTTCACCGGGTATCTGCTGGACAAGGTCCCTAGGAGGGAGGCGGACAAGACTGTGGTCGCCGTCACGGCCTACGCAAGGACCAAGGTCCTCGACGATTGCCCGCTCCCGCCCGACAGCCCGCACGAGTTCAGCGGCCTCACTCTCCTCCAGATAGCTCAGAAGCTCTGCGAGCCCTTCGGCCTCACGCCGAAGCTCGGGCCTGGGGTTACCGAGGGCTCGAAGTTCGGCAAGGTCGTCCTCAAGCCAGACGAAAAGGTCCTCAAGTCGCTAGAGGAACTGGCACTGCAACGAGGCCTCATCATCGGTTCCGACGAGGACGGAGACCCGATCTTCAGGACCTCGGCTCCTGGTGTTGGGGTCACCGTCGCATCGCTGACGGAGGCCCAGCCCGTCATCTCTGTCACCGGGCAATTCACGCCACAAGACTTCTACTCGTCGGTCACTCTCGTTGGCACGACGAAGCACGGACGCAAGGGCTCCAAGTACACGGAGCCGAATCCGTTCCTCACCCAAGTCGTGAGGCCCTTCGTCGCCTTGCTCGACGACACCGACGCTGGGGACCTCCACCTAGCGACCCAAGCCCGCATCGCTCGGATGCTCGGCAACTCAGCGAGCTGGGACGTCGAGCTAGCCACGTGGTTCACGCCCGACGGGGACCTCTGGATGCCCGACATGAGGCTTCTTCTCGAAGCCCCGGGAGCCTTCGTCTTCCGGACGACGGAGCTTCTCGTGAGGTCGGTCCGCCTCAAGAAGGACACCGAAGGCACTCGCACGGCGACCCTCAATCTCATCCTCCCTGGAGCTTTCTCCTCGGAGCTTCCTTCCGAACTCCCCTGGTCTGAGTAATGCCCGAAGCCATTGTCCTCGAATACGTCCAGACGACGACCGAGGACGGCGCTCACGTGGGCGAAGCCAAGTGTGACCTCGGCGGGGAGCAGCTCGTCACGGCTCGGTACTACTCCCCTCCCGGGTACGACACACATCCGCTCCCGGGAGACACGGCTCTCTTGGTTCCAGCGGGCGGCAAAGGGAACTGGGCGGCAGTCGGCTTCCTGGATCCGGGGATCGCACCCGAGACCGAACCGGGCGAGGTCCTCTTCTACAGCCGCTCAGCGCCAGGGACCATTGCCGCGAAGCTCCTCCTCAAGGCGGACGGGTCCATCGTCCTCAATGACGGAGCAGCGGTCCTCGGTGCGGACGGGGTTCTCACGGTCCCCGAGGACGTTGTCGGAGGCGGAAAGAGCCTCAAGACGCACACGCACCCCGGGTCCTCGCTCACGACCACAGCCACCGCCGGCCTCAGCACGCCGGGCACAATCAGCGGCAACACAGGGACGCCCAACTGATGACCGACGTGATGCTCTTTCAGTCCCTCGATGGTGGGGACCTCGAACTCGTCAACGGAGTCATCACCCTCGACGAGAGCCCGTTCTCGGCGATCTACCTCAGCCTCTTCGGCGGCAATACCGACGACCTTGGGACCTCGGCCACCAAGGCCAAGCAATGGTGGGGCAATACCGATGAGCCGGAACCCACGAGGCACATGAGGTCCAAGACTCAGGCGCTCCTGGTTTCGCTCCCCGCTGTGACCTCAAACCTCATTCGGATCCAAGAGGCCGCCGAGTCCGACTTGGCCTGGCTCACCGACGAGATCGCCGAGGGCTTCGAGGTCATCGCATCCCTTCCAGCCAGAAACACGGTCCGGATCCTGATTCAGGTTACTGGCCGTGACGGCACTCCCTACCAATTTCGATTCGACCGCCCTTGGGGACTTTCCCAGCCCGCTAGTTGATCACAGTCCCGAGCACCCAGGACCTCAAAGAGCAGATTCAGAACCAACTCAGCACGGCCCTAGGTGGCGCCGTCTTCCTTCCGAAGTCGTTCCTTCGGGTTCTCTCCACGGTCCTCGCTGGCTTCCTCGTCCTCCTCTTCAAATACGGGTCCTGGCTCCTCCTCCAGATCCTCGTCCCGTACGCCTCGACCAAAGAGGTCACGGTCCAAGGTCGGAACATTGTGCCCCTCGTCGAGTGGGGCCGGCTCTTCGGGCTCGGGGACCCTCTCGCTGCCAGCTCCGCCGAGGTCGAGGTCACAGTCACCGTTACCCAGCAAACTGGGTCCATTCCCGCTGCTTCACAGCTGATTCACGCCCCGAGCGGCGTCGTCTACCTCTCCACAAGCTCGGTCGTCCTCAACGCTCCGACGGTCACCGTCAGGGTCCGAGCAGCCAGCGATCAGAACGGAGGCCTCGGGGTTGGCGTCATCGGCAATCGCCAGCCCGGAGACATCCTCACCTTCGCGAGCCCGCTGCCCAACGTCGGCAGGGATACGACGGTCACGACGCAGGTCGTCACTGCGGCTGATGCCGAGTCCTGGGATGCGTACCGCACAAGGATCCTAGAGTTTGCTCAGGCAAGGCCGCAGGGAGGAGCCCACGCGGACTACCGGCTCTGGGCTCGTGAGGTCCCCGGGATCATCGGGGCCTGGCCGTATGCCGGGGACCCCGGGCAGGTCGATGTCTACGTCGAGGCCACCGAGGAATCATCGGAGGACCCCGACGGCATTCCAACGGCGCCCCAGCTTGAAGCCGTCGAGCAAGCGATCCTCTACGACCCCGTCACTGGCGAGCCTTCCAGGAAGCCGGTCACCGCAGGCGTCAACGTTCTCCCGATCACTCGGCAGGCCGTGGACGTGGACATCACCCAGCTCACGGTGGAGTCCGAGCCCGAGGTTCAAGCACAGATCCAAACGGCGCTCGATGACCATCTTCGGTCTCTTGAGCCGTACATCGTCGGGCTCTCGATTCTGCCGCGTCGAGACCGAGTCCTCGTGGCTGACCTCGCCGGCATTGTCTCCGGTGTCGTGAGAGCGGCCGGCGGGACCTTCGGCGTCCTCACGATGGAAGTGAGCGGCGACACGATCACTGCCTACACGCTGGAGCCCGGCGAGAAGGCCAAACTCGGAGCACTGACCTACGATGGCGCTTGATCCCTCTGATACTTACGGAGCGCAGGTCGACACCAGCGATCCCACCGGCTACCCGCTCGGCAAAGCACGAAACATCACTGTCCCGGGCGACGGAACCGGTACGCCTCTAGAAAAGGCCTGGGTCAACGACATCTGGGGCCTCCAGCAAGCGCTACTCGATGAGGCCGGGATCACGCCCAGCGGTACCCCCGACAAGGTTGGCGCGTCCCAGTACGTCGAGGCCCTGAACTACCTCTACCAGCGGGAGGCCGTTTGGGGGTTCTTCACGCTGGAGCCGACGCTCAAGACCTCCGGCACACCATTCGTCCTCACGAAGGTCGGAGGCTCGACGGGCGTTACCCTGGTGGGAACGACCGGCATTCAGCTCCCGAGGACGGGGACCTATCTCGTGTCAGGCGTCTTCAACGTCGAGCCCGCATCCGGCAGCGACGGCGACCGGATCAATGCGTACTGGAGCGGCTCTGAAGGCTCGACCTACTACTTCTCTGGCTACAAGACCGGCACCTACGCACGACTGAGCGGGACGTGGCCCTTCTTCGTCACCAACACTGCCAGCGTCTGGAACATTCGGCCGCTTTCGATCACGCAGACGCCTGAGTCGGCCTCACCCAGCAACCAAATGGTGATCAACCAGATCGTCGTTCAGCGCATCGGGGACTGATGTTCCTCCGGCTCTTCCAGCACCTACTCCCGACGGGCGAGGCCTGGAGAACCACCACCGACAAGTACCTCCGGAAGCTATTCGAGGGCCTTTCCGGCATCGGATCCGACGCCAAGGCATTTCTTGATCTGGTCTATCTGGACCTCTTCCCCTCGACGACGAGGCAGCTCACAGAGTGGGAACGGTTCTACGGACTGGCGCCGACCATTCCCACCACCGAGACGGCACGACGCAAGGCCCTCGCCGCTGAGTGGCAAGCCACGGGCGGGCAGTCGGCCTGGTACATCCAAAGCGTCCTCCAGACCGCTGGGTTCGATGTCTACGCTCATTCAGCGTGGGAATCCGAGACGCCACCTTTCGTCGCTCGTGACCCTCGGGACTGGCTCGAAGCGTCAGTCCTCGGCCAAACCCAGTGCGGAGAGCCCCTCGCTCAGTGTGGCGAGCCCGAAGCCGTCTGCGGGGCCACGCTGATCGGTGCACCGACCTACCTCGTGAATCTCGACCTCACGAGCCGAGTGGCACCTCCCCTGCCATCGAATCCCGTCTTTTGGCCTCACTTCCTCTACATCGGAGGCGAGACCTTCGGCGACTTCGTCACCCTCCCCACTGAACGGCGACACGAGTTCGAACGCCTCGTCCTGAAGCTGCGACCTACCCACAACTGGGTCGGCCTCTTCATCGATTTCGCCGAGGCCATCCTCGGAGAAGACGGCGATCCGCTCATGACCGAGGGCGGCGATCCGCTCCTCCTCTGAAACAGCTATGCCCAGAATATCTGAACTCGACGATGCCTCCCCACTGACGGGTAGCGAGCTTGTCCCTGTTTCGCAGGGCGCCGAAACGGTGAAGATCACCGTGGACGACCTTCGCAGCGGAAGCGGCGGGGACAGCGGCACAGCACCGGCCGTGATCTTCGTGAACTCGGTCGCAGGGCACGATGCAAATTCAGGCGTTGACGCCCCCAACGCCCTGGCCACGATGATCGAAGCCCGGAAGCGCATCGGTGACAAGAACGGTGACACGTTGATCAACATCGTTCACGCGGACATCTACGCGCTGGACGGTTGGGAGAGCCAGCGCAAAGGAACCGGAAAGGTCACGATCCAAGCTCCCACGTCCTTGCGCCAGGTCGTGCTTTCCGAGCTGGAGGTCACCGCCTACTCGAACCACGTCGTCACTGAGTTCGGGGACGACTACGAGATTCAGACCGTCACTGTCGATGCGGAACTCACGCCCGGGGCCTACCGGGGAATGGTTCTCTACGGCGCTGCCGCCAACGCCGACCCCAATGCTCTGCACGGCATGGACGACTTCTACGACGGGAAGCGGACCGTCATCATCGACAACGACGAGGACACCCTGACGATCATCGCCGATCCGACGATGCTCATCGCCGTCGAGGACCTAGTCACGATTGGCTACCCGACGACTCAGCTGACGAGCAACTACTATCGGCCTTTCGTGGGCGGAAAGTCCCAGTCGCCTCAAGACCAGTTCCTGCTTCGCCACATCGAGATCTTCGCGGACGGCATTGCTTCGACCTCCAGCATCAGCACGTTCAGCGGGACCTGGGTCCTCCAGAATGTGACCCTGCAACCGAGCCGCACCCACAACTTCATCGAGGCCGACGTTTGGGGCATGGGTGTCGGCACTCGTTTCCCGTTCAATTTCGAGGAACCAGAGACCCCGCCCGCGTACACGCAAACGAACGTCCAGCTCCAGTTCTGTCGTGGCAAGCTCTACGGGTACCTCGGCAGCCTTGGGTTCGACCTCTGCGGACCAGGTGGTCTCTACGCGACTGGCGACGGCAACTTCTACCTGGCCGGTGCAGTCCACACCTTCGGCTGCCTAGACCACACGAACATCAACGCTGCCTGGGGGTTCCAGAATCACTCGGACTACTGGGGCTTCCCCATGCGCTACTCGACCTTCAGTCGGTCGGGAGCGTTGGAACGTCCAGCTTCCCTGCTGGTTCACGCCAACATGAGCGTGACTTGGGCAGCTTTCCCGGAGTCAGGGTTTGCGGACCCAGACGTAGCAGATGGGCGCGTTGCGGCCTCCACCCTCCAAACGGGATTCGCCGTGCCGAACGGTGGATGGTTCACGGCCGCTCATTGCTTCGCCGATAGCAACGACGGCTCTTGGTCCTCAAGTGGAGCGGGCGACTTCATGATCGGGCTCTACGCGACTCGTGACGAGAGCGAGGTATTGCTCCACTCGTTCAACCTAGCGGGTAGCGGAACCTTTCAGGCCACCGAAGTAACCAGGGCAGAGCTTCTGCCCAACGACTTCGTTCACGTACGGTGCTTGGGCGGGACCGCAATCGACGAAGACCTAATCGCGAACCTGACCGCCAGCTTCGAGCTTCGCTAACCAATACCTCAGTGTCGCTGATCACGGCGACGCGCTGATCTGACTCTCCGGGCTGCCCCATTCGGCGGGGCGGCCAGGCGGAGCTTTGTCCAATTTCTTCGATTCGGAAGGCAAAACCATGGGAAAAAGCAACTACCAGGAAAACGTAACCCTCGACGCTCGCTACGGCTCAGGCAGCCCGGCGACCGTCTACGTCGCTCTCGTCACCAGTGCATCGAGTGATGCCGGTATGGGGACAGAAGTCTCCGGCGGCAACTACTCGCGAGCCGCAGTCACCAATAACTCGACGAACTTCCCCGCCGCATCAGGCGGAAGCAAGTCCAACGGAACCCCGATCAACTTCCCCACTCCTTCAGCGAGCTGGGGCACGGTCGTTGGTTTCGTCACGTACGACGCTTCGTCCGGCGGCAACGCGATGGACTACGCGGCGTTGACCACGAACAAGACCATCGACTCAGGAGACACGGTCAGCTTTCCGATTGGCTCGCTCGTCATCACCGAGGACTGAGCTTTCCCGCCGTTTGGAGCCTCCAGAACGCGAGAAAGCGAGCGCTGATCCGTGACTCTACCGCAATACAGCTCGCTCGATCACTGGTACGGATCGAGGGCAGACCGGCAGGTCAGTGCGCTCTCGACTCGGATCGATGACTGCTCAGGCAAGGGGAAGCATGGCTCTCGTATCGGTACGACGATCAGCGTCGTCGCCGGGTGGTACAATCTCGGGGAACAGGCCGGCGGCAATAGCCACGGCATTCAGCCACCCACGCTCTCGCTCGCGGGTGGGGGCAGCTACTCATGGTGTGCGCGCGTGCGCCGGTCCACGTCGTCGAACTGGGGCGACCACTACCACGTGGTCCAGGGCGCCACGGGCACAAGCGCAGCCCTCAACTGCCTCACCTTTTGGAACCTCGACCATCCGGGCAGCGTCTTCACGACCGCCCACAACGGAGGGGCGTCGGGCAGTGACTGGACGATATTTACCGGTGGAGCGTGGCAATACTCACCGAGTGCTTGGGTGGTCGATGCCTCGCACACGATGGTGTGCACCTACAACGCATCATCGACGACGATGCGCACCTACGTCGATGGTGTGCTCGCGTGGACTCAGACCGGCGTCCCCGCAAACACGGGCGCGGGGAACCTGGCTTGGTTCGCCTGGGACGGTTTTGGTGGTCAAAGCTGGGGTCACGAGAGCGACAGCGTCCTTTTCTGGCCCGGCGTTGTCCTCACCGACGGCAGCGTATCCAACGGCGCTACAGCAGGCGGCGAGGTCGCCCAGGCCCTGGCCTATCTGGACGTCGCGGTCTCCTCTGTCACGCCCAGCGACAACGCTACCGGCATTTCGACGACGGACGACCTCGTCCTCACCTGCAACGTTGCTCCGACGCTCGGGTCGGGCAACCTCTACGTCAAACGAACGTCGGACAACTCGACGTTTCAGACGATTGCGACAGCAGCTTGCTCGGTCTCAGGGTCCACGGTCGTGGTCCCACATTCCACGTTCGCCGGAAGCACCGGCTATTACGTCACGTGGGACGCCTACTTCATCGCAGGCGTTGGGGCGCAGGCCAGCACGACGGCCTGGAACTTCACCACGGTCAGCAGTGGCACGACCCAGGACCTTGGTGGTACCGCGGCCGGGACTGCCGCCGGCTCCGGCAACCTATCTGATGCGGTCCCCCTCGCAGGAAGCGCATCTGGCTCGGCATCTGGGTCTGGCGCCCTTGCGGACGCAGTCACGCTTGGAGGCACAGCCGCTGGCCTTGCTGGTGGCTCCGGCGACCTAGCCGACAGCGTCCCTCTCGGTGGCACCAGCGTCGGCCTAAGTGGCGGTTCCGGTGTCCTCTCCGATGCGGCTCCGCTTGGAGGCACGTCGGCCGGTAGCGCGGGAGGCTCTGGAGCCCTCGACGATGCGGTTCAGCTTGGTGGCACGGCCACTGGCTCCGCTGGTGGTGCTGGCACCCTTGCCGACGCCGCGGGCCTTGGTGGCACCTCTGCTGGTTCTAGTGACGGCTCCGGCTCCCTTGCTGACTCCGCACATCTCGCCGGAACGGCCGCAGGTAGCGGCGGCGGCTCCGGCGTCCTCTCCGATGTTGTCCCCCTCGGCGGCCAAGCGGATGGTTCGGCCGGAGGCTCCGGCTCGCTCTCGACGAGCGGCGACATCGAACTCGGAGGCCTTGCCGCCGGCACTGGTGGTGGCTCTGGGACGCTCAGCGACGCGGCCGCACTCGATGGCACGGCTGCCGGTGTCGGTGGAGCAGCAGGCTCCCTAGGCCTCGGGAAGGGCCTCGGGGGCACGGCCCAGGGGCAAGCCGGAGGCGAAGCTGATCTCTCGGATGCCGTCTCGCTTGGGGGCGTGGCCGCAGGTCTGGCCGACGGAACCGCACACCTCTTCGAGGAAGGGACCGCGATTGTCCACCTCACGGTAGCTCACATCCCTGGCCGTCGCCTCTCCACCTCTCACACCCCGGGTTTCCACTTAACGACTCGCCATGGCTGATTTCCTCGCCAAGCTTCATCACGCTCTCGACCTCGGCACCATCGTGGTCACGCCTTCCGAGGGTTCCTTGGATGGGACTCGGGCGGTCATGCGGATCGGCCGCGTCGGCAAGATCGGCAGTCCTGAGGCCCTCCGGTATTTGCTCGACTCCGAGGATCCGCCCGACGAGCCCGCCGTCTTCACTTGGACCCAAGTCGAGGACAGCGAGGCCTGGAACCTTCGATGCGCTCTCTCTGGTGCGATCATCACTGCCATCGGAGTGGGCGGGTGGACCTGGGAGCTGAGCATCGTCACCACCAACGACGAGCAACTCTGGGGCGAGTCGGGGACCCTCAGGATCGCGCCGTCCCTGCCCGAGGACTTCGACCTATGACTGACTTTGATCAGATCCTTTCCGCACTCAACGAACTCAACCTCAAGGTGGACCGCGTCGAAACGAAGCTCGATGCCGTCGAAACGATCCTTTCGAACTACGTGAAGGCAACCGGCGAAGACCTAGACCGGGTGCGGACCCGGCTCGACAAAATCGAACGCCCAACGAACGGGCTCCACGTCGTTTGACCAACCAAGGCCCCGTCGAGATTCGCGAGAAGGAGCCGATGTCCACCAGAAGCCCGTGGAGCCTATTCCCAGCCGCTGAAGCCGCGAAGGCAAAGACCTCGGTCTCGGTGCTTTTGCTCGCTGGGCTCACGTACGGTGGGTACTTCCTTGGGAGCCAGAGGCACGCGGATCAGATCGCTGGCTTGAAGGCGGAAGTCGTAGAGCTGAAGCGATCCGTCGAGTCCTGCTCGAAAGCCTCAAGAGTCGAGGAGCTGATCTCGAACGTCGCTCGTGACCAAGCAGCGATGCACGGCAGAATCATGCAAATCAACGGCGACGTTCAGATCCTTCTGTCGAAGACGAAGTAGCGC